TTGGTACGAGCAGAACCCTGATTACCGCATCAAGCCGCGGATTGTCGCCCTATCCAACGCTATCGCGGTAGAGCTGCGGCAAGCCGGCAACCGAACAATTGGCCCAGCCTTTCTAGACAAGGTGAAGGAGGAGGTCGAGAAGGAGCTGAGCGGTGGCAGCGGGAAGGGCGGTTTCTCGAAGGTCGAGGGCGCTGGTGGCAGCTCGCACCGCGCGCCTGTCGAGGGCGCAGCCAAGACCTACGCCGATCTGCCTATCGACGCCAAGGCCGCCTGCGACAGCATGTCCAAGCGTCTAGTCGGCGCGAACCGCGCGCACAAGGATATTGACTCCTGGCGCAAAAGCTACGTGAAGCAGTACTTCGAAAAGGAAACAGCATGAGCGAAGATCTAGCTGGCCGGGCCGCGGAAGCGCGGGCCAAGATGCAGCGATCGAATCCCTCCGTCTCGCCTTCGCGCGAGAGGGGCAGAATTCCTCTTTCCGTCCCGGAGAGGAAGCTGGAGGTGCCGGAAATCCCCGGCTACTACCTCCGGTGGTTTCGTGGGACTCCAGGGCGGCTCGCGCAAGCTGAACGAGCTGGCTTCGAGCACGTCCATCCGGACGAAATTCAGCTGAACAACGTCTCTATCGGTGGGGACGCTAAGAAAGACGGCAACACCGACATGGGCTCTAGAGTTAGTGTCATAGAAGGTAGTGAGGTGGACGGCGGAGGTCAAGCTGTACGAATGTACCTCATGAAGCAGAAGATGGAGTACTACCTTGAGGACAGAGAAATCATCAACCGCAGAAACGATTCTGTGGCGGAGGCGCTGACATCTGCCTATAGAACAGGCACTGTCGGCGGACAGGTTCCTGGCGAAACAGCCGCGGACCTGAACAGCCGTTACGTCGATCCGCGGAGGACCAAGATTCCGGACCTCTTCCGTAAGAAGTTGGCCCGGTGACATTAACTCTTCTGAAGGAGCTGCACTGTGGCGAACGTAGATAGACCGTCGGGACTGTCCCCCGTACAGTACCTGAACGGCGCACCTTGGAACGGGGGAGGCCGGGTTTACTGCATCCCGGACACCGACGACACGAACGCTTACGCGATCGGAGACCCAGTGGTACTGGCAGGCGGCGCGGACACAAACGGAGTGCCGACGATCATACTGGCAACAGCGGGCTCGGCTAATTCCGTCTTGGGGTCTATCGTCAGTGGTGGGGGAGGGCTGTCCTACGGAAGCGCCTATGGCGTGCCTGCGGACACTCCTGTTGTCATCCCGGCTACGAAGTCCAGAAACTACTACGTCCTTGTCGCCGACGACCCGAACTTGATCTTCGAAGCACAGGAAGAGGATCTCGGCACGGCGTTCACAGCAGCAGAAGTCGGCCTTAACGCCAATCTCAGCTCTGGCACCAATAACGGCTATATCTCTGGTTGGGAGATCGACACGGCCAGTCCTGGCGCAGGCGGCACGCTGCAGCTGAAGTTGCTCAGCTTGGTCCAGGTAAGTGACAATGCCTTCGGCGACTGGGCGAAGTGGTGGGTGATGATTAATCTCCACTGCTACCGTATCGGTCAAGTGGGCTACTAGGAGAACATCATGCCTGCTGGCGTAATCACTACGGGGTCACACCCCAAAGCACTCTGGCCTGGAGTACACGATTTCTGGGGCCAGGTTTACGACGCACACGAGAAGGAGTACCCGGATCTGTACGACTGGGAGGACTCTGAACGGGCGTATGAGGAGGATGTCCAGATCACCGGGTTCGGCCTCGCGCCTGTGAAGGTTCAGGGCGGCAGTGTCACCTACGACTCGGAAGTTCAGGGCCCGGTGACGCGCTACTCGCACATCGCTTACGCGCTGGGCTACATCGTCACTTACGAAGAGCTGAAGTTCAATCTCTACGAACAGGTGTCGATGCGCCGGGCGAAGTCGAATGCCTACTCGATGAACCAGACTGTCGAGAACGTCTCGGCGTTCATCTACAACAACGCCTTCGTCACGACGTACTTTACGACTGGAGACGGCTTGGCGCTGATTTCAACCGCCCATACGAATACCACTGGCGGGACGTTCAGCAATGAGCTGTCACCGAGCGCGGATCTGTCTGAGGTCGCGCTGGAAGACCTTTGCATCCAGGCGATGGGATTGCAGAGTGACCGAGGTCTTATGATCTCGATCATGCCGCATAGCCTGCATATCCCGCGGCAAGAGTGGTTCAACGCGAATCGCATTCTGAAGTCAGTACTGCAGTCCGACTCAGCTAATAACAATATCAACGTGCTAAAGGCGACCAACGCGTTCCCGAGAGGAATAAAGCTGAATCACTTCTTCACCTCTGCAGGCCCCTGGTTCGTCCGGACTAATGTCCCTAACGGCATGACCGCGTACTGGGCCGAACGTCCGAGCTTCGATCAGGACAACGACTTTGACACAAAGAACGCGAAGGCAGCGAGCTACATGCTGTTCTCGGTCGGCTGTACCGACCCACGAGGCATTCTCGCGTCGCAGTAACAAGATCAGCCTCTCTTGGGGCTGATCCAGGCGCCTATTATCTCTCTATAATAGGCGCCTGGAGAGCCTCAAGCGCGCGCCGGGCGCATCCCGGCAGGGCGATTTGGCCGCGGAGCTGGAGGGCTGCCTACTCTCTGTAGGTCTTCTCCACGTACCCGCGGCTAGGAGAAGCGTATGACGACGTATGCAGATCAGCTGCAGCAGTTCGGGGGTTCGCCTGTCAACGGCCTCCCCTACTCCTGGTTGATGGGAAAGGGTGGACGAACTCTGTTCGTCTCCCCGTACCGAACAGCCAGTTCAACCTCTGGCGCTGGTTCCGACGGCAATCCAGGGACGTTCAACCGACCTCTCAAAACTGTGCCTGCTGCTTACAATAAGTGCGCAGGCAGCAAGGGAGAGGTAATCTACGTGATGGGCAACGCCAATAACGCTGCGGATATTACTGATGACCTCAGCGCGACGCTGACTTGGAGCAAGAACAGCGTCCATCTGATCGGTCTAACCGCCCCTGTGCTGGTCTCGCAACGAGCACGGCTTGCTCAGCTATCCACGGCGACTGGCCTGTCTCCGCTTATCAACATTACGGGTAATAACTGTGTTTTTGCTAACCTGCAGATCTTTCAGGGCGTAGATGACGCAACTTCGCTGATTAACGTCCAAGTGACAGGCCAGCGGAACTACTTTGACAACGTTCACTTCGCCGGCATTGGTCATGCGACGATGAGCGCGGCGGGATGCGCGTCCTTGAATCTAGAAGGCGCGGCAGAGAACGTGTTCAGGCGCTGTGTGATTGGCTTGGACACTGTCACCATGGACGCGGACGGCAGGAACATGACCTGCGACGGAGCTGCAACCAGGAACATGTTCGAGGACTGCCTGTTCCAGGCATACATCGACAACACCGCCGCGGCTCACGTAGAGGTCGTAGATACCACCGGAATCGACCGCTGGCTCTGGTTTAAGAACTGCCTGTTTTCTTCCAAGTCCACCAACAAGACGATAGACATGGCAGAGGTGTTCGTCATCCCTGCGGGTATCTCTCAAGGCGCAATCATTCTGCAGGGCAGCTCGGCAATGAACGACGGGGGTGCTCCGGTTTGGAGTGCCGGCACCGAAGGTATTATCTGGGCCGATATGGTCGCGCCGGCAGCGGCAGCGGCTGGCGGTCTCATGACTAATCTGTAGCCTCAAGGAGATCTTCATGGACTGGTTTCTTGAACAAGCAAGACTTGGCAATCTGTTTCGTGCCAGCAATCAAACCGCCGCTACCATCACGCTGATCAACACTTCGACCGCTACGGGATTCATTCTCTCGAATTCCTTTGGTTCAGGGAAGCGGCGACTACACCGAATCTTCCTGTCTATGCTCGGTCAATCGGCTACTCGCCGACGACTCCAGCGACGACTGGTGGACTGAACTACAGAGACTACTGTCTCGGAGCTATTATTCTGGTCCCCGGCACGTTCCTGCAGATCAGCTACATCACGACGGCGCCAGTGGGAATCGCCGATGCTACCTGGGCAGAAGTAGCAGCTTAAGAAGGGTGGGGAGGGAGCAATCTCTCCCCCTTTCCACCTGACCAAGGAGTAGTTATGGCGAACACTGTGAACAGAAAGATTATCGTTTCTGGGCCAAGGTCGATTGTTCTATCCGTCTATCTGAAGAGCGACGGAGTGAGTGGGGATTTAGTCCAGGAACCGCTCCTGACTCCAAGTGAAGTTGGGCTGGATGAAGACGCTCGATTCCGGCTACAGTATGTAGCCTATAACTTCGCTGGCTTCGATGGGGTTTTAGAGTTCGATGCCGGGCTCGTTGACCCGGCCTTCAAGTGGGTTCTATCCGAGCGAACGAATGCTCCGGTCGATTTCCGTCCTTTCAGCCACATACGGGATGATTCAGGGCTGGACGGGACGGGAGTTCTAATGCTGAATA